TTAAAAGCCTCAAAAGATTTAATTCAATCAACAGGAGATTTGATTAAAGAGGCAACAGTAACAGCCGGTGTTATTGCTGTGGCGCCAATTGCGGCAATAACTCAGCCAACAACGGCTGAACAAAAAGCAAAAGCAAAATCAACAGTAGATGGTGCTTTTTTAGATTTTACCGGTCCACCTAAAGTATATGAGAAAGCTTAAAATATAATGGCTACACTTCCACCAAATCCCGCTAAATTTGCAATTGATGAACCGCCTTCAAAGGCTGCACCAAAATATCCATACAATGATGTAAAGCAAACAGAAAGTGGACATATGCAGGAGTTTGATGATACTCCTGGTGCCGAACGTATAAGAACCTACCATAAGTCTGGTTCATTTTCTGAAATTGGTCCTGACGGTACTGAAGTCCATAAAATTGTTGGTGATGGTTATGAAATTATTGCCAAAAATAAAAAAGTTTATGTTACTGGATTTTGTAGTGTTACAATTGAAGGCGATTCTGCTTTAGAAGTTAAAGGTAATTGCTACCAAAGAATTAAAGGTGACTTTAAACAAGTAGTAGAAGGAAATTATGACCTGAGTGTTGTAGGTGATACAAACATCACAACAGGAAAAGACATGGACATAGGAACTGTAAATCCAACTGATGGTGAAGTTACACTATTAGCGGGAGATAGTTTTGTTATTAATAGTGATTTGTATGTGCATGGTTCAATCACGGGAGATAAAGTTCATTCAACAGGTGCAGTTACCGCAGGAACAGGTATTCATGCTGGTGTTCCTGGTTCTTTAAATCCTTTAGCTGGTATTTCAACACTAGGTTCAATTTCAGCTGGAGTTCCTGCACCTCCACAAATTCCTGGCCATGTAACCGCAACAGTATTAGTTACGGGTCCAGCTGTTGTTGGTTCTGTAATTACCTATGGTAGTGTATTGATGGATCCATTGGGTGGTGCATCATTGATTAGGACTTTTTATGATGTTCATACTCATGTTGTTCCACATCCAACTGGTGGAGTAACAACTTCGTTTACACCAGTACCGCAAATGCCTTTACCTTGAGAGAGAAATTATTATGTCAGTTTTTAATAGATTAGGATTAAATTTTCCAACACAAAGATTTGGTGATGCAGCAAAATTAAGTGATGGTGCAAAAAATACTTTAAATTTAATTTCTGATAATACGCCAAAATTAGATACTTGGCAAAAAACAGATTTAGCAGCTGGTCCAGTTAATCGAACAACATATTTTCAAAATCGTGCAGCTGGTTACTGCACGACAATTACTGTTAGCGCTCAAAGCATCTATGCTAGTGCCAATTTGGTTAAAAATTACAGTTTAATGTCGGCTGCAACAGGATTAATTACAGCTTCATCAGCCTTTAAATCACATACCGACAACTTATCTGGTGTGGTTGTAGTAACTAATGCAAATGTTCCATCATACGATACTGCATCATCAATTGGTCAACAGTCTATGATGACTTTAACCAGAACTGATGGTGAGCAGTCAGATACTACTCCAATTTTGGGAGCATTTACAAGCTTGTTTATCCAAGACATTTTGGCAGCAAATGCTACTGTATTATCTGGCCAAGAAACTGGTTATGCTGCTAGTATTGTAACAACAGAAAATACCGATTCTAACGGAAATGTAACTATTGAATATAGCACAACTTACACTCCAACGCAAACCACGGATATAGAAAGTTATGTAATTAGTACCACTTCCGTATTGGATACAAGACGGACACATGATTGGACATTTTGGCAAAATTCAATTCAAGTAACCAAAGATTTAGGATTTTTAGCACAATTCAATAATATGGGTGGAACGAACACGTACCTTGTTAATAATGTTTGTGGAACAGATAGTTTAAAAGCTAAATTAGCTTCGGCAAATACCGCATAAATAAGACATGGCCACAATAACAACTCAATCGACTAGAGAATATAGCGACTTGGACTTGAATTTTACGATTCATCCAGTTAAAAAAGACATCAATAGAAACCTTGGTCCTATAGCTGTCATAAATTCAATAAAGAATTTAATTTTAACCAATCACTATGAACGGCCATTTAGGCCAGAAATTGGTTCAAATATTCGCAGGTTGTTGTTTGAAAATCTTGACCCAATTGTTGCCGCTTCAATGGAGCAAGAGATACTTCAAACAATTGAAAACTATGAGCCTAGAGCCAAAGTAAAAAGAACTATTGTAACCGCAGATTATGACAACAATGGGTTTAAGGTATACTTAGAATTTTATATTGTTAATCAAACCCAACCCATTACTATTAATTTTTTCTTAGAACGGATTCGATAAATGTCCACAGCTCGTTTAGAAGTTTCTGACCTTGATTTTGATTTAATCAAGAATAATTTAAAAACATATTTAAAACAACAAAGTCAATTTCAAGACTATGATTTTGAAGGGTCTGGTCTTAGCGTTCTTTTAGATATTTTAGCTTATAATACTCATTATAATGCCTATTATTTAAATATGGTTGCCAATGAATCATTTATGGATACCGCATTGTTGCGTGATTCTGTGGTTTCTCATGCTAAAATGTTAAATTATACTCCATATTCGGTTACAGCACCAAGAGCAATCGTTAATATAACTGTTGAATCAGGTTCGAATACGCCAGCAACACTAACAATTCCAAAAGGATTCAGCTTTAGTTCAAATTTGATTGACGATATATCATATGGTTTCGTTACACTACAAGAATATACGGCAACAAAATCTGGAACACAGTTCATTTTTGAAAATGTTTTAATATATGAAGGCCAATTAATAACTTATAATTTTAATTACACCAAAAATTCGAATCCAAAATCTATTTTTGTTTTGCCTGATAATAATGTTGACATTTCTACAATTGGTGTTGTAGTAACAGATAATCCAGGAAGCAGCGCAACACAAGTTTATAATAAAGTTACCGATATTTTGGATGTATCTTCAATATCTCCTGTTTACTTCATTCAAGAAAGTAGAAAAGGAAACTATGAAATCTATTTTGGTGATGGTGTAGTCGGTAAAAAACTTTTAGATGGTTCAGTTGTTTCTGTTTCGTATTTGGTAACATCTGGCGGAACCGCTAATCAAGCTAATGCATTTAAAACTAATTCTGCAATTAATGGTTATAGTTTAATAACAACTTCTGTTATGGATGTTGCTGCTGGTGGAACAAATCGTGAATCTGTTGATTCAATTAAGTATTCTGCTGCAGCTCAATATACCACACAAAATCGTTTAGTTACATTTAAAGATTATGAATCGTATATTAAAAACCAATATCCAAGCATAGATTCATTATCTGTTTGGGGTGGAGAAGATGAGGTTCCTAAAGTTTTTGGTAAAGTTTATATTGCTTTAAAACCAAAAACAAATTATTATATTTCAGAAGCAGAAAAACAAAGAATTATTTCAGAAATTATTAATCCAAAAGCTATTGTTTCTGTTGCGGCTGAAATTCGTGATGCCGAGTATTTGTATTTAATTGTTGAACCTTCAGTTCAATATGATCCAAAGAAAACAACGTTATCTAGGGAAGCTATTATTACAGGTATTCGTAATGCAATTTTAAGTTATAAAACTCAATATTTGGATAGATTTGCATCAACATTTGTTTTGTCAAAATTACAAGATGCAATTGATGCTGTTGATTCTAACTCAATTATTGGTTCAGAATTAACTATTAGAGCTCAACGCCGTTTTCAACCACAAATTGGTACTTCAGCCAGTTATAATGTCAAATTTGATATTCCTTTGCACCGTGGTACAATTACAAATAAATTAACCTCAACAACATTTGACGTTTATGATATGACAGGTGTTCGCAGAACCGCTTTATTTGAAGAATCTCCACAGGCTTACACAGGAATTTCTAAACTTTCAATCAATAATCCAGGCACAGGTTATACATCGACACCAATAGTAACAATCAATGGTGACGGAACTGGTGCTACAGCAGAAGCTGTTGTTGTTAATGGTAGAATTCAAAGTATTAATATTACCAATCGTGGTATTGATTACACTCGTGCAACTGTAACTATTTCATCTGGTGGTGGTTATGGTGCTGAAGCTATTGCAGTAATTGATGCAAGAGTTGGCACATTACGAACAATCTACTACGATAGCTTAGCACAAAGACAAATTATTAATTCTAACGCTGGTACAATTTATTATGATACTGGTTTAATTGAAATTAATGACATTAGATTTTTATCCATTTCATCATCAGATAGTTTAATTCAAATGACAATTGAATCTGAAAAGGGAATAATTCAATCACTTAGAAATACAATTATTACAATTGATGAGAATGATCCAACATCAATTGTTACATCATTAACACAAAACAGTAAATCATAATGACCGATTTAAAAACATCGTTACTGGTTAGTCGCCAGGTACCGGAGTTTGTCCGAGAAGAATATCCAAATTTTATTGCTTTTTTGGAAGCATACTATGAATTTTTGGAAAATAAACAGGGCTCAAAAAAGAATGATTTAGTTAATCAATCAAAAGATATACGGTATATTTCTGATGTTGATTCTTCCGTTGATGATTTTACTAGTAACTTTTTTAACACATTTGCTGCTTTATTGCCAGCAGATGTTTCTGTTGATAAAGCAATTTTACTCAAACATATATTGCCTTTATATCTTGCTAAAGGTAATGAAAAATCATTTAAACTTTTATTCAGGCTGCTTTTCAATGAAGAAGTGGAAGTTATTCAACCAAAAACAAATGTTCTTAGAGCATCTGATGGTCAATGGTTAATTGAAAATGCATTTAGAATAGAACAAACTATTCACAGCATTTATACTGGTACTGGTTCTAATACAACATTTAAATTAGCACAACAGGTTGATATTGGAGATATTGTTGTTAAAGTAGATGGAGTATTAAAAACTGCTACAACAGATTATTTGATTCATAAAGAATCAAGAAAATTAATATTTACCACCGCTCCAGCAAACAATACTAGAATTACCGTTTTATATAATAATTTTGATTTTGCTTTATTGACAAACAGAAAAGTAACAGGTGCAACATCTGGCACTACAGCACTTATTGAACGAGTTTCTCAAAAAACAGTTAGTGGTGTTCCAACTTACGAATTGTATATCAATAAAAAAACTTTGGTTGGAGAGTTCACAACTGGTGAAATTGCCAATGTTTATATTATTGATGCTGATGATGCTTCATTAATTAAACTTGAAATTTATGGACTATCCATCCTTAAAACAATTAATATTATAAGTGGCGGTGCAAGTTATAATGTAGGAGATGCTGTAATAGTTACTGGCGGCAATCCAACAAGAGATGCGACTGCGTATGTTGCAGAAGTATTTTCTGGCTTTATTAACCAAATTCGAGTATATGCTGGCGGCGCAGGATTTAAAACTGGTTCAAATGTTTATGTTGTTGGTACTGGTTCAGGTTCTTTAACAATGGCTATTGATGCTGTTGATGTGTCTGGTAAAAATACAGCTAATAGTTTTGTCGTCAATACTGATAAAATTGGTGACTATAATAGTGTATTGATTTCTGCTAGTAATTATGGATTTCCAAAATCTGTTGTAACTGAAAATGTTAATTCACGTATTGTTGATGCGTTAACACTCTCTGCTATAACATCTATTGGCGCAATTACCAATGTGGCAATTTTATTTGCTAATGCAGCTTTCAATTATGTTCCAACATTAAATGCCGACTCTGCACCATATGATGCTAACGGTTCAACACAACACGTGTTAAGTTTGGGGTCAATAGGTAGATTAGCAATCAATACTGGTGGTGAAAACTATCATATTGGTGATGAAATTCAAATTAGAGAAACTCAACCAATGCAAATTGGTGTTGGTGCTGCAGCTGCGGTAACAAATGTTTCTTCGACTGGTGCAATCACTAAGGTTGAATTACAACCAGGAAGAATTCGTGGTACAGCAAATACTTTTGGAACAACAAATGTAACTGTTATTGGTACAAATACAATATTTCAAGATGATTTAAAAGTTGGTGATTACATTATGATTAATAATGAATCTCGCTACATTAACGCTATCTCATCAAACACTTCGTTGAATGTTAATGTTAATTTTCAATATTCAACCACCGACAAATATGTTGGTAAATATTATGACTACCCAATTGGTGGTCAAAACTATAACGCAAGTTATCTACCATCAGTAACGATTATATCTAAGACTGGTGCTAACGCTAATGTATCAGTTTTTTCGTTAATGGGTGATGGTGAAAATTTATATGCAACCTCTGATACAAATCCTGGTTCAATTCTAAAGATTCGTATTAGTGATGCTGGATCAGGATACGATTATGTTCCTCAGATTGATTTAACCAAATCTGGTGATAAAAGTGCGTTGGCTAATGGTACAATTGAATCAAGTTACACCACGTTTCCTGGTCGATGGACAACATCAGATAGTATTCTTTCTGCTGCAGAAAGAGTCGTTCAAGGCAGAGAATATTATGTTGATTATTCATATGTTCTTTCATCAGCTGTTGAGTTTACAAAATTTAAAGAAGTATTTAAGAATTTAATTCACCCATCAGGTTTCATTAGTTACGCTGAATATAACATTAATGAAATTGTTTTGGCTAATAATATTACAAGAACCGCACTATCTGTTGCCAACACAATTGCTGGTACAGTCAATGTTGTTTCTGGTAGTGTATATGTTGACGGCACAGGAACTAAATTTGGTAATGTTGCAAGCGTTACAATTACTGTCGGCACTCAAATTGCGGTTAACTCAGAAATTAGAACCATTAGCTCAGTCATAAGTAATACGAATGTCAGAATTTCTTCTGCTTGGACACAATCAGCCAATGACCAAACAATGGTAGTATTATAAAAAAATGTTACATAAATAGATTACTAAACTATGGCAAATTATTATACATCCAAAAAACTCAGCTTTAATAATGCTGAGCAATTCAAAGAATCGTTCTATGAACCAGAACCAACTACAATTGGTTATGTGTTTATTGGTAACCATGTTCCTTATGCTAATGAAGCTTCTCCAAATTCGATAGTTGATTCCGTATCTGATGAAAAATCAGTATGGGACAATCTCTTTGCAGCTAAAAAGATTACTGGTAATGATGTAGAATTAGTTGTTCCTCGTGTAAATTGGACTTCAACTACAAAATACAAGCAGTTTGATGATAGAATTTCAGTTGATGATTTGATGACTGGTAATACCACATTAAATGTTAAACCAATGTATGTTTTTACATCTGGCAGAAATGTCTATAAGTGTTTATCAAATAATGCATCTGCTAACTCCACAGTAGAACCAACTGGTGACTACACTACGGCAAATGGAACAATCCAAACTGCTGATGGTTATGTTTGGAAATATATGTATAATGTTAAGCCTTCCAATAGGTTTTTAACAACAGATTGGGTTCCATCACCAATCTCAACAAATAAATTAGATTATAATGTTAGTCCTACTGGCCCGGTTGATGGTGAAGTAACCACAATTATTGTTACTAATGCAGGTTCTGGTTATGCTAATCCAGTTATTAATGCCACAGCATTTGGTACAGGCGTAACTACAATTAGTTTAGCTAATACAACAAATGTAGCTGCCAATATGACGGTTTCTGGTACTGGTATTGCTGCTAGCACTCTTGTTTCTTCAATTGATGTTATTAATAATAGAATTACAATTTCTACACCAACCACATCAAATGGTGGTGGCACAGGAAACAATGTAACTTTTACAACACGGATTTACATTCAAGGTGATGGTGTAGGTTTAATCGCTAGTGCCAATATTGCAAATAGTTCTATTGCTAAAATAACAGTATCTTCAGTTGGTACTGGTTATTCATATGCTAATGCAACAATTTATGGTTCTGGAACAGGCGCAAATACTCGTGTGGTTCTAAGTCCAAAATTTGGCCATGGATACAATTCGGCTAGAGAATTAGATGCGACTAATGTTATGGTTTCAGAAAGAATTGGTGTTGTTGATTCCACAGAGGGTGGTTTAATATCAACCAGCACATCATTTAGACAATATGGACTCCTTAGGGATCCATATAAATACGGGCAGACCTCACAAGTAAATAGCGCAAATTCAAATACTGTCATTTCTCAGACAACAAATTTGACTTTAGTTGCTGGTTCAAATTTTGAATTAAATGAATTTGTATATCAGGGAACATCTATTTCTGATACCAGTTTTTCTGGTTATGTTAATTCACAGACTTCCAACGAGGTTAGGTTGACAAGAGTTAAAGGAACTGTATCTGTTGGCGGTACATTAACTGGTGCAAATTCAGGTTTTACCAGAACAGTTGTTAAAAGATATGATCCAGAATTTCAGCCATATACCGGCGACATTCTGTATGTAGAAAACATCACAAAAGTTCAAAGAGCAGATGGTCAAGCAGAAAATGTTAAATTTGTTATTAGATTCTAAGGAAAATATTTAATGTCGTTAAATACTAATTTTAATGTCAATCCATACTATGATGATTTTGATGAAGATAAGAAATTTCTTCGTCTATTATTTAAACCTGGCTACGCAGTTCAGGCTCGTGAATTAACACAATTACAAACTATTCTTCAAAACCAAGTTCAAAAATTTGGTAATAACATTTTCAAAAATGGTTCTTTAGTAACTGGTGGTCAAACATTTATTCAAGATGCTACATATTTAAAACTTGATACCGATTATGCAGGCGCTGCTGTTTCAGTAAATACATTTATTGGAATGTCAGTAACAAATTCAACCGCAACTAAGCGTGGTGAAGTTGTAGCTGTTTATGATTATAGTGCTGGATCTGGTGATCCAAAAACACTTTTAGTAAAACAAATTTACGGCGATCCATTTGCATCATCTGAAACAATTCAAACTGTTGAAACTGCACCAGCTTACGCTAACATTTCTACATCTGGCGTAGGCACAGGTCAAATTTTCTCTGTTAATGAAGGTGTATTTTATTACGATGGTTTTTTCATTAAAAATGATGCTCAAACAATCGCAACGTCAAAATATAGCAATACAACGGCAAATGCAAGAATTGGTTTTGAAATTGTAGAATCTATTGTTGATTATACACAAGATACTTCATTATTGGATCCTGCTCAAGATGCATCAAACTTTCAAGCACCAGGTTCAGACCGTTATAAAATTGTTTTAACATTATCATCGAGAACACTAGATTCCGTTGATGACACTCAATTTATTGAACTTGCTCGTGTTGAGCAAGGCGTATTAACTTACATAAACAAATATCCTCTGTATGCGGTTTTAGAAGATACTCTTGCTCGCAGAACTTATGATGAGTCTGGCAACTATACTGTTCGCCCATTTAAACTCTCATTAGAAACTAGTGCTGCGAATACGGCTAAAGCAAATGTTATCTTATCTCCAGGTAAAGCATATGTTTATGGTTATGAATATGAAACAATTGCACCAACAACTATTTCATTTAATAAACCAAGAACAACCGATTCCATATTGAATAAGAGAATTTCAGCTGACTATGGTTATTATGTTTATTCAAATACACATTATGGTACATTACCAATTAACAGTTTACAAACAGTAGATTTACATTGTGTTTCTAATTCTGTAATCAATGTAAGTTCAACTGGTACAATTAGTAATACTAAAATTGGCACTGCCAGAATTAAAACTCTTGAATTTGAAACTGCTGCAAATACTTCAAATGCCGCAACCTATCAATATAGAACATATCTTTTTGATGTAAATGTTGGTTCAGTTTTAGGCGGTAATTGTAATAATGGCATTGCAGTAACAAACACTTCATATATTCAAATTGCAAACACATTGTCAGGTAGCGCACTATATTCTACCGCAAATAATGCTTATATTGGTTCTAAATTCCGTATTACTGCTGGGCCAGGTACAGGTGAAAAACCAAAAACTATTGTTAATTACAATGGCGCAACACAAACCATTCAATTATCTGCACCATTTTCTGCAAATGTAAATAGCGCATCATCATGGGCAATTGATTTTGAATTTGGTGCTGTTGAGTCCATGGTTGTCACAAGTGGCACAACTCTTGTTTCTGCAGCTGACATTGATCCTGCCTCTAAAGATTTGGCAACAGTATATGATGAAACTTATATTGCTGATACAAAATTAGAACCATTAATCTTTCCACTTGGCCAAGATTATATAGCACCAAGCACAATTGCTGATTTATCTTTCTCTTATAAAAGATTGTATTCATCACAGGCATTTGCCGCTTCTGTTTCTCCAGCGCTTTCAGTTGGTACTGGTGAAAGTGTTTCCGCTGCAACAAGCACATCATCAAAGAGTGAGAAATATCAAATTGCTGTTACAGCATCTGGTACTTCTCCTTATAAAGTTGGTCAAATCATTTCTTCTGATTTATTTACAGTCGATACTGGTACTCGTAAAATTACAGTTACCAATGCCAATAATATGACTGCTAATATTGTTGCAACTATTGATTCTTCAAATCCAACTGCAAAAACAAAAACTTATGTTACTGCCAATGCAACAATTCAAACAACGGGCGGGACAGACATTTTTGGTAATGGTGCAATCACATTGTATGCAACTCAAGGCCAAACCTTTATTGCAAATAGTTTCATTGTTAAAACTCCAGATTTAGCTCAATCATTGTTTGTTTCTGATGTTCAGAGTATTTCATCAGTTTTAGACTTTAATGGTTACAATGTTACACCTGCTAATACTGTTTATGCAACAGATATTACATCAAAATATACATTAGATAATGGCCAAAAAGATTCATATTATGACCATTCATCAATCAAATTAAAACCTGGATATTCTCCAGCAGTTGGTCCAATTGCCGTCAAGTATAATCGTTTCAGTTCTTCTGGTGCCGGTTACTTTGATGTTGATTCATATGGCAGTTATACTTACGGATCTATTCCAATTTATTCTTCCAAAGTTACCGGTAAGAATTATCAGTTAAGAGATTGCCTTGATTTTAGGCCTGTCCGTGCAGCGCCAACAAGTGCAGCGACAGCAAACACCGTCACATTCGATGTTGATTCAACCACGACTGGTCCTAAAGTTCCAGAGAATGGTTCTGACATTGTTTTAGACTATCAATATTATCTTCCTAGGGTTGATAAAATTGCCTTAAATAAAAATCATACATTTGAAGTAATTCAAGGTATTCCTTCCCTAACTCCAGTTGAACCAAAAGATAAAGACGGGGCAATGACCTTGTATATTTTGCGTGAGCCTGCATATGTGGCAAACACTTCAGATATTACAGTTCAGTATATTGACAATAAACGCTATACAATGAAAGACATTGGTGGTATTGCTAAGCGTGTTGATAACTTAGAATACTATACTTCATTGTCTTTATTAGAACAGTCTGCTGTTAATAAACAAGATTTAACAATCCTTGATTCAACAAATTTACCACGATTCAAAAATGGTATTCTTGTTGATGCTTTTGCTGGTCACTCGGTTGCTGATGTGTCAAATAATGATTATAAAGCTGCTATTGATCCAAACATTAAAGAATTACGCCCATCATTCAACATTTCTTCTTCATTGTTAACTTTTGATTCTGCTAATTCGTCAAACTATTTAAAATCTGGTCCAATTGTTACCGCTAATGCTACTCATGTTGCATTTATTGACCAAAACAAATCCTCAAAAGTATATAACGTTAATCCATTCAATGTTATTAACTATTTGGGTAAAATTAATTTGGATCCGCCATCAGATGTTTGGATTGATACAAGCAAACAACCAGATGTTCTTGTTAATTTGCAAGGCGACAAAGATGCGTGGAATTTAATTTTAAAATCAACATATAATTACGAATGGAGCGATTGGTCAACATATTGGACAGGAACAACTGTTTCTGGTGCTCAAGCAAGTAATGCTTGGCTAGGTGGCGGTGGCGCTCTTACTGCTTTTGGTACACAATATGTAACCACAACTTCAGCTCAAGCTCGTTCAGGTATTGCAACCAATGTTGTTGCATCTACAATCACTCAATCTTTGGGTGATAGAGTTATTGATGTGTCTATTATTCCTTACATGAGAGACCGTAATGTTCTGTTTACTGGTTCTGGTTTTAAACCAACCACAACATTATATGGTTTCTTTGATAATACCGATGTAAATAATAACATTGTTAGATTGAATAAGTTTATATTACAAGATAACAATTTACAATATCGCACACAAGTTGGTAATTTAGAAACTGTTACTGTCCATAATAATGCAACAAACACTTCAAATGGCACCGCATTAATTGCTTTAACTTCAAATAATGAAGCATTTATTGTTAGTGTTAACCCATCATCTGCTTTCAATATTGCAAGTGCTAATTTGATTGGTTCATCCACAGGAACAAGTGTCCGCATTAAAGGTTATGAACACTATACCGCAAATGCTTCGGCAGGCACAACAAATACTATTACATTAAGAATTGATGCTACTGGTGCAAACAATATTACGTCATATGTTGGTTCTCCAATTTACATCATTTCAGGTACTGGTTCTGGCCAAAAATTAACAATTAGTGCATACGATACAGCAACAAGAATAGCTACAGTTAATTCAAATTGGGCTGTTATTCCTAATACAACATCTATATACTCAATTGGAAATTTATCAACAACATTATCTGGTGATATTGCTGGTCTGTTCTATATTCCAAACGGTGTATTCCGTGTAGGTGAAAAACACTTTAGATTAATTGATAATCAAACTGGTGATATTCCTTCATCATCAACAAATGGTGATGCTTCATTCTATGCACAAGGTTTGTTACAGACAACTGAAAATACAATTATTTCAACAACTGTTCCTACAATTCAACGAGCTGCAGTAACAGATAGTCGTGTTGTATCTTCTACAACATCAAGAACTGTTGTCACTGGTTACTATGACCCACTTGCACAGACATTCTTGGTATCACAAGCAAATTATCCTGATGGCATCTTTTTAAGTAAAGCTCGTTTCTGCTTTAAATCTAAAGATACAACTCAACCAATTACATTACAGATTCGCCCTACTGTAAATGGTTATCCATCATCATCTGTTGTTTTTCCATATTCGACAGTAACATTAACTCCTGATAAGATTAAAACTTCAAATAAACCAAACTTAGACGATTTAACTACGGCTACAGACTTCGTATTCGATTCACCAATCTATATGCAGCCTGGCGAATATGCCTTTGTTTTAATCACAAACTCATTAGGTTATGAAACCTATGCAGCTGAAATTGGAAAAGTTGATACAGTAAGTGGTCGACAGATATCAGAACAACCATATGGTGGTTCACTATTCTTATCACAGAACGGCTCAACTTGGGTAGCAGAACAAAATTCAGATTTGATGTTCCGATTGTATCGTTATACATTTAATACCGGAACAGTAACAGCTAAATTTAATGTTAATCTTCCTACTGCAAATACTCCGTATGACTTATTACATTTAATGTCATCTGAAGTAGTTTTAGGAAATACTTCAGTATCATACAAATTTGGCTCAGAAAAATCTACTGGTGGTATGGTCGATGAACAAGGAATTACTCCATTTACTGACTATACTATGACTGATGGTTATGGTCGCAGAGTGTTGAATCCTACAACAGGCAATTCAACCTTAACTGTTACTGCAACAATGAATACAAATAATCCTGATATTTCTCCATTCTTGGACACATCACGCTATGGTGCTATTCTTGTAGAAAATATCATTAGTGATTTGCCATTAAGTAACTCTGCAATCGTATTGTCAAAAGGTGGTACTGGTTATTCAACGAATGCCAATGCGACTGTAACAATTACTGGTGGTGGCGGTTCAGGTGCAACTGCTTCGGCTGTTGTGACCAATAATGTGGTTACTTCAATATACTTGACAAATCCTGGTTCTGGTTATGAAACCTCACCAACATTTACTTTGACTGATGCTAATACAACACCAGGTTCTGGAGTTACAATTAGTTACAACGGCGAAGATTCTAAATCTGGTGGTAATGCTGATGCTCGCTATATTACTCGTAGAGTAACTCTTGCAGATGGCTTTGATTCTGGTGACTTGCGTGTTTATATAACTGCATATAAACCTTCTGGATCCAATATTCGTGTATATTATAAGTTGTTATCAACATCCGATACTGATGAGTTTGACAACAAAGGTTATCAGTTGATGACACAATTAAGTAATGCTAACTTTGTGTCTAATAGTCCATCTGATTACCGTGAAATTGCTTATGCTCCAGGTTTAAATGGTACTGCAAACAATTCAGTATCTTATGTTTCTGGTTCAACCGCATACAATACATTTAGAACATTTGCTATTAAGATTGTTATGACTGGATCATCAACAACCGATGTGCCTAAGATTCGTGATTTCCGTTCAATTGCTTTACCGGCAGGTAGCTAATCATGTTTGCTAAAGTAAAAGACCACGACAACTTAGTTAGAGATATGAACTCCAAGGCTGTTCTAAATACTGATAAAGATGGTTTGCGGAACTATCTCGAACAAAGAGATATAGCAAAGAAAGAGCTGCTTGAAAAAACAGAAACTAAACAACGCTTAGCAAAAATAGAAGAAGAAATGGCAGAGATAAAATTCCTACTGCGTGAGATTGCTCAAGGGAGTTGCAAATAATGGCAATTACACAATTAACAACAGCCAATACCTTTCAACAATGGTTGATTGCAACTCAGGCATTAATCTCAACAGCTAATACGCTGACTGATGGTAATGGCGCTTCGTTTATTGCTAACACTAAACTTGACATTTCTGGTAGTCAATCACAGTTAAATGTCCGAAATAATGCTGGTATTAATACTCTTTATGCAAATAATATTGTTATTAATAGCAACATTTCAACATTAAATGTCACTTCAAATGCTTCGATTGGTGGAGATGTTTTAATATCAGGTAACTTAGTTGTATCTGGTAACATCACCTTAGATACACTTGGGTTTGACGATTTAATAGTTAGTGGTTCCACGACTATTGCAAACACTTTATCTGTTGCAGGAAATACAACATTATCAAATGCGACAGTAACATATGGCAATTTTTCTACTGCCAATGTCACACTTTTAACAGGTTCTGCGAATACTGCTGTATATGCAAATATTACAACCGCACAAAGTTCTGCTACATCAGCAGGTGCTTATGGTAATACGGCATTTGATACCGCCAATGCGGCATTTACACAAGCAAATACCGCTGTTGACCTGTCAATAGCCTTTTCTATCGCATTAGGTTAATATAAATACATCAATAAAGAATAGAGGATCCATTAAATGGCAAACACTTTTAAAAATTATTTTCTGAAAAACGCTACCACATCAGCTGCCAATGTGTATGTTACACCTGCAGCTACACAAACGACAATTATTGGTATGACGATTGGTAATACAACGACATCTCCAATTAGTGCCAATGTGACTGTGGTATCTGCTGGCACAACATATTTCATGCTTCAAAACGCAACTATCTCCAACGGCGGTGCATTAGTACCAATCGGTGGTGACCAAAAGTTGGTTATGGAAGCTGGTGACTATATGCAGGTTCAAACATCAGCAACAAATTCAGCTGATGTAATCGTATCAGTATTGGAGATTGCATAAAATGTCTTATCTTGGCAACGTACCAGGTTTAACTAATTACACAGTTGCTGTTGAAAAATTCAGCGGTACTAGTTCCTGCACACAATTTCAACTAGCACAAAACATTTCTGATGCAAATGCAATTGATGTTCGTGTAAGTAGCGTTCCTCAGGATCCAACCACATCATACACATTGTCTGGTGGTTTAATTACATTTACAGAAGCACCTCCAACATCAAGTAATAATATCGTTGTTACCTATCGCAATACTGCGGTAATTACATATACTGATATTACAACAGCTCAAATCCGTGACGGTGCTATTACTGCTTCCAAATTAGCAGCTGGCGTTGGTGGTGATCCTGCTGCGGGTAATTATGCTAACGGCGCATTTACTCAAGCTAACTCTGCATTTATTCAAGCTAACTCTGCATTTAGTCTTGCAAATGGAACCGCAGTAATTGCTAATACCGACTATACTGGAGTGACAGTTTCCGCTGGCACATACGGTAGTGCTTCAGCTATCCCAAGTATTACTATTGCTGCTAACGGTCGTGTTACTGCCGTAACTACTGCCGCAGCAAGTTCTGACCCTCTACCAAATATTTTAATGTTATCAGGAATGTAAAAAATGACACAAGCATATAAAGTTTTAGGACAAATTAGTCCAACTGCAAATACTTTGTCGAATGTATATACAGTACCAGCATCAAACTCGGCTGTTATTTCGACAATCACTATTTGTAATCAAACGGCATCTAATGCCTCTTATTCAATCGCAGTCGCACCAGCTGGCGCAACAGATAATATTAAACATTATTTGATTCGTGGTGGTGTAGTTCCTGCAGCCGACTCAATTGGCGTAACACTCGGTATTACCGTTGGTGCTACTGACCAAGTTCGTGCAAACGCTAGCGTAGCTAATATCTCATTTAATGTCTTTGGTTCTGAAATCTACTAAAGATGGCTATCAGAAGGTTAGGTAGGCCTGAGAACTACAACTATCCAATTGGCTTAAACGCTGCTGGCACACCATTATCAACTGAATATATAATTGTTGCTGGTGGTGGAGCAGGCGGCGGTGGTTATTATTCTGGCGGCGGTGGTGCTGGTGGCCTATTAAACGGAAGTTTAAATGTAACTAGGGGTCCAACATAT